TAGTACATGAGTGTAAAAACAAGAGAAAATCTGACATTAAGGTGGGCACAGGGGGAGGTGTTCAATGCAAAAAACAGATTTAGGGTCTTAGTAGCTGGCAGAAGATTTGGAAAATCCTATTTATCCTGTATTGAACTTGTAAATGCTGCGATAAAAAGACCAGGCGAGACATATTTCTACTGTGCCCCTACATATCGCATGGCGAAGGACATTGCTTGGAAGGAATTGAAAAAGTTAGTGCCAACTTCATGGGTAAAAAGCAAAAACGAAACAGATTTAAAGATTGAATTGATAAATGGCTCACTTATAGAGTTGAAAGGAACAGAAAACGCAACCACGCTAAGAGGTCGAAGTTTAGCTGGTGTTGTTTTAGACGAGGCAGCGTTTATGGATTCTGATGTTTGGTTCCAGGTTATTCGACCAGCACTGGCAGACAAACAGGGTTGGGCACTTTTCATTTCCACACCCGATGGCACGGCAAGTTGGTTTTACGATTTATGGTGTTACGTTCCAGAAGATCCTACAGGAGATTGGAAAAGGTGGAGTTTTACGACAATAGACGGGGGCAATGTTCCAGCAGAGGAAGTCGAGGCTGCGAAGGCTCAATTAGATAGCAGAACATTTAAGCAGGAATTTGAGGCAAGTTTTGAAAATCTTACGGGATTGGTGGCTGTCAGTTTCAGCGATGACAACATTAGTAGCGAAGTCCAGGATTTACAGATGTTACCTTTAATTTTGGGTTTAGATTTCAACGTGGACCCAATGGCAGGAATTTGTGCCGTTAAACATAATGATAATCTTTATGTCTTTGATGAGATCATGCTGACAGGTGGAGCAACAACTTGGGATTTTGCGGAGGAGGTTATCAGAAGGTATGGGGTAGATAGGCGAATTATTGCCTGTCCTGACCCTACGGGTAGTGCGAGAAAAACAAGTGGAGTAGGAGTCACGGACCACAATATCCTCAGAAGGAGTGGATTTACAGTCATGAGTCCAAGATCTCCTTGGAAGATCAGGGATAAGATTACTTCGATCAATACGGCTTTGTATGACGCAAACGGAGATCGTAGAACATTTATCCACCCAAGATGTAAAGAATTGATAAAAGCATTACGAACTCTAACGTATGCCCCAAATACAGGTTTACCAAATAAAAACCTGGGAGTAGACCATGCGTTTGATGCTTTTGGGTATTTATGTTTGCAGCAGTTTAACCTTGCCAAACCAGAGACATTAGGCCAAACTTCGTTTAGAATATACTAAGAGTTTCCTTTTTCCACTATGTATCACTCCACAACAAAGAAAAAGAAGAAGAAAAAGAAGGGAGGTAAGAAGCGTGGCGAATGTTCCTGTAAATAAAGCGTTATACTCTAGGGTAAAAGCAGAGGCAAAGCGTAAATTCAAAGTTTATCCAAGTGCTTATGCTAATGCGTGGCTTGTACGAGAGTACAAAAAACGTGGAGGAACTTACCGCACGGAGAGTAAACGTGGCAAGAAGTAGTGGCGGTCTTACCCGTTGGTTCAAAGAAAATTGGGTTGATGTAAAAACTGGCAAGCCTTGTGGTCGTCAAAAAGGCGAAAAACGAGGTTATCCAGCTTGTAGACCCAAAAATCGTGTATCAAGTAAGACACCTAAGACTGTAGGAGAGATGTCAGCAAGTGAAAAAGCCAGGTTTAAACGTGAAAAAACAAGCAGTAAGAAGATAACATATCAACATAGACGTAAAAAACGTAAAAAAAGGAGTTAAAAATGGCATCAAATCACGCTTTAGCCAGATGTAAAGGTTATGTAGCTTCTGTACGCAAGGGAAAGAAGAAAAAAACTACAAAAAAATCAACTAAAAAGAAAAAATAACTGTGAAAAACGCAGTTTCAAGGTAAGATAGTCGTATAAGTAAAATTTTATTGAAATCATGGCATTTTTTCGTGGTGAAGAAGGCTCTGTATCATTTGATAACGGAACTGGATCAGTTGGAGCAGTAGCTTCTACAACAGCTTGGACATTAGATACCACAAAGGACACACTGGAGACTACTGCTCATGGAGATACATCAAGAAGTTTTGTAGGTAGTTTAATTTCTGGCTCTGGAACTGTTGATCTCCTTTATACAGCAACATCTGGTGACAATACTGCTGAAATTATTAGTGATGTTTTAACTGCTGAAGATGCTGGCGATGCTTCATTTAATTTATTTTTAGATACATCAGGTAGTAAAAAATTAAGTTTTAACGGAATTATTACAGGAACTTCACTTGCTTCTACTGTTGGTGAAATTTCTACAGTATCAGTGAGTTTCATAACTACTGGTGCTATCACTTCTGCTCTCTAATGCCTAAGAAATCTTATTCAGCAAAGCAACGTAAACTCGCTGCTGTTGCCCCACCACGGGATAAGATTACTGCTGCGGATCTTAAAAAGTTACGTTCCAAGAAAAAGAGGAAGAAAAAATGAAAGCTAAGAAAGAACTTACAACCAGGCAAAAGACTGCTTTAGCAAATCATAAGAAGAAGGGTACTCATACTGCAAAACACATGAGGATAATGGAGGAAGAGATGTTGAAGGGTAAAACATTTATGGAAGCCCATAGAATAGCTATGAGGAAAAAAGGAAAATAATGGCTAAACGTAGAGGAGTTAGTTTATCTATTGGAAGAGGCGAAAAGTCTAAGAAGGGAGGATTGACTGCGAAAGGAAGAGCTAAATATAATCGTGCTACAGGAAGTAACTTACAAGCACCTGTTACTGAGAAGAATCCAACAGGAAAAAGAGCAGCAAGAAGAAAATCTTTTTGTGCTCGTATGAAAGGTATGCCTGGGCCATTAAAAGATAAAAAAGGTAGACCAACTAGAAAAGCATTAGCATTAAAGAGATGGAGGTGTTGACATGACTTATGCTGTTCCTGGACCAATTAGAACTAATATTGTTTCATCTACATCTGTAGGCGGTATTGATAGTCCTTTTACTCGCACTAGGGCTGTTCTCGACATGATGAAAGGTTGGGAAATAATGAAAGCTGTCACCGAGGGAACAGACTACCTCCGAACAAATAGCGAAACATTTTTACCATTAGAACCAAGAGAAGATTATGATGCCTACTTAGCCAGAGTAAATCGTGCTGTATTTTCCCCATTTACCCAACGATTAATCCGAGCAGCCACAGGTCTTGTATTAAGAAAACCAATATCATTAATAGGCGATCCTTATTGGACAGAAATGTTCAAAACAGACGTAGACGGAAGAAAGTCAGATTTAGATGAATATGCACGAAGAATACTAATGTGTTCTCTTACATACGGCCAAAGCCATATTCTTGTAGATTATCCTGCACCATCAGGAGCAGTAAGTCTAGCTGAAGAACGTCAACAGAATCGCAGACCTTACTGGATTGAAGTTGATCCAAATAATCTTTATGGCTGGAGATTAGATCGTGAGTCTAATTATGGAAACTTGATACAGGTAAGAATAGGAGAAAAAGCTGTACTTCCAGATGGACAGTTTGGAGAAAAAGTATTTGACCAAGTAAGAGTAATAGAGCCAGGGAGTTACAGAGTATTTCGCAAGAAAGAACAAATCGAGGAAATGTATGATGTTGCAGATGGAAATTATGCTGGTAGTTTTGAAGCTGGATCAGCAGATAAGGATTATCAACAAGTCGAATCTGGTAGTTTTTCACTTGGAGAAATACCTTTAGTTACTATTTATTCTGGTAAAACAGATAATTTGGTCAGCAAACCACCTTTACAGGATATTGCATATCTAAATCTTGCACATTTTCAAAGACAGGCTGATTTAATTCATAGTTTGCACGTTGCATCTCAACCAATGCTTGTGATGGAAGGCTATGACGATCAAACTAAAGATCTTGCTATATCTGTAAATTATGCAATGGCAACTCAACCTGGTAATAAGATTTATTATGTAGAGCCAGCGAGTAGTGCTTTTGATGCTCAATCTGCTGAAATTAAGGAGTTACAGATGCAAATGGCAACACTTGGTATCAGTACATTATCACAACAGAAGTTCGTAGCTGAATCAGCCGATGCTCGTAGATTAGATCGTGTAGACACCAATTCTATGCTTGCAATGGTATCTATGGAACTAGAACAAAAGTTACAAAAAGCATTTAATCTTTCAGCCGAGTATGTTGGAATCGAGCCACCAGAGGTAAAGATTAGTAGAGACTTCGATATTGAAAGACTAATCGGGCAGGATATTACGGCTTTAACATCATTATTCGATCAACAAGTTATTGATAGAGAAGAATTTAGAGATATTTTAGTCCAAGGTGAAGTTTTACCAACAGCTAACGAAGCCAAACCCGAATAAGCTGCTACAATAGTAGATAAGTACATAAAATTTATGGCTGGATCTATAGACCATGTTCTGCAACCTGACGGAACTTACAAATGGGAAGTAGTAGAACCTAAGACTGAAGCACAAAAAACTGCTGAAGCTTGTCCTGCTTCTGAACCAAAAGCAACTAAGAAAAAAGCTGCTAAAAAGAAAACTGACAGCCCTTTATCAGAGTAATTAATGGAACCAGAAGAAAAAGTAATTCAGCCTGAGTCTGTGACCAACGCTGAACAGTCTGTGACTGACACTCCTTCACAACCACAAGCACCAAATCTTGATGCTATAAAAAAGCAATATGAAGCACAGGTAGCTGCTGCTAAAAAAGAAGCTGTTGAAGCCCAGGAAAAATTTAAAGGAATCAAGGGCAAACTTGATGAAGTCTACAAACAAAAAGAAGAAAAGCGAACCAAAGACTTAGAAGAGCAGGGTCAGTGGAAAACCCTTTGGGAAGAAGCCAATAAAACTGCCCAAGATAAAGACCAGCAAATAATAAGTCTTACTCAACAGCTTGAAGAGATGAAAAATTCTCACGAAGCAGCTTCCACAAAGACAACAGCACTCGCAGCTATCAGCAATCAAGGCGTTATAAATGCAGAGCAGATGCTCTCTTTGTTACAAAACAAGTTACAAAAGAACGCTGAAGGAAAAGTTGTTATTCTCAATGGTGGTGTAGAACAGGATCTCAACTCATATCTCACAAGTCTCAAAAACCCTGGTAGTGGTTACGAGCATCATTTCAAACCAAGTTCTGCTGCTGGTATGGGAGCAAAGCCAAGTCCCGTAGCAAATACTGGTGGAGGTCAGGTAAATCCTTGGAAAACGGGCAATCTCACTCAACAAATGATACTATTAGAACAAGATCCGCAGCTTGCAGCAGTGCTCAAGCAAGAGGCTCAAAAATAGTTAGTTTCTGTGAAACTAATCCCCTTGTCCG